AAACAACAATGCAGCTTATGTTGCCCTTGAAGAAACATATGGGGATTATTCGTACAACGGACATGCTAAAAAAGGAGAAGATTATAGAAACGATATGACCAACTTTGGTATCTTGATGGAAATCAATGGTATTGAAGAACCATTCAAATGGTCAAGAGAGCTAGTTTCTAAAGTACAAAAACATTCTATAGTTCCTGGTGAAGGGTATGGTGGAAGAAAAGCTCAAGGACGTCACCAAGCCAAATACAAAGCAGGTCTATATTATACCCCTGATAGTAAAAAATGGAAATCTAAAACCTCAGAAGGGGATTGGGTTAAAGCCCACTACATCAATAAAGATGGTTTGGAGGAAGTAAAACAATATTTCCAAGGGTATTTTGAATATATTACAGATTTCATCGAGGATATGAAAAAGGTATTCCCTACACTTGAAAACGATTGGGGTATTTACATCCCCGAGGTAAAATACCTCTCCCCAGAACCACTTGTAGACTATAGCAACCTAGCACTTGAACAATTCGATAATGTGCACTTTGTAGGAGATGCTCTATCAGCTCGTGGTATTACAGTTTCCGGAGCACAAGGAATTTATGTTGCGGAAGGGTTGTTATCCTGAAGAATTTTTCGTATATTCACACAAAATCAAAATTATGGCTGGGAATAAAGCTTACGAGTACAAAACAATCAATTCAAGAGGTGCAACTATTCATCTAATCCGATTTAATGGAGATGAACATTGGAAATTGCACAATTGGGATGGTCCTGCAATCAAACCACGTTCCTCACATAGTGAATTTTTCACTGAGTATTATCTTTATGGTATGAAATACTATGAAGAAGCTCACAATGAAATGTGTCAACAACGTGAAGGTCTTCCATGGTACAAAAACCAATCAATGAAACACCTCCTTTCAGATTACAGAAACTAATATGAAGATAGGGTTATGCGGTACGATGAGTGTGGGTAAAACCACACTCGTCAACGCTCTTCGAGAGCTAGATTATTTTAAAAATTATACGTTTAGAACAGAACGTTCTAAAGAGTTAATGGCGCAAGGCATTCCATTAAATACTGATTCGACATTAAAAGGACAAACAGTATTTTTAGCTGAACGTACAAGCGAACTTATGTGCGAAAACATCATTACAGATAGAACGGTAATTGATGTAATGGCGTTTGCTCATGCTTCTAAATCTATGAATTATCTTGATAAAGAAGCATTTAAAACATATGCTAAAGAATTTATCAGAGAATACGATTATATTTTTTATATTTCTCCTAGTGGTATAGATATTGAAGATAATGGTATTAGGGAAACAGATGCTGAATATAGAAAAACAATTGATTATACAATTGGGCATATTATCTCTAATAATAAACAATTTATCAAAAATTACCATGAAATATCAGGTAGTACAGAAGAACGAGTTCAACAAATTGTGAATTATATTGATTCTTGACATATTTATAATCAAAATAATATTATAATGAAAATTTCAGAATTCAAACAATATATTAAAGAAACTATCGTTGGTGTTCTTTCAGAAGCAACTCCTGAAGATGTAGAACTACAACAAGATCTAAATAAGGAACTTGAAAAAATAGCTAAGCTATCTAAAGAACTTACTACCGAAAATGAAGATGCTGAACCTTCAAAAGCTGAACTTAAAAAGACTAAATCATTAGCTAAAGCAAAAGAAGAATTAGCCCAATTGACTAAAAAAATGAAAGCTAAAGCTAAAGATTACAAATCAGCTGAAGGTAAAGAAAAAGATAATATTAAAGACGAGCTGAAAAAGATGACAGCTGAAAAGAAAAAACTTGAAAAGTCTATTCAATAACATACAATTTCTACTTATTGTAGTACTAGCAGCACTCCTCTTTTACCAGAGGAGTTGTTCTTCTCCCGAACCCGTAGAACCTAAAGTTATAGTTGAAACAGTAACAAAGTATGATACTGTGGAGACTATAAAAACAGAATACGTTCCTAAATGGAGAACTAGAATTGAAACTATTCACGATACTATTCCTTTAGGTATTGATACTGCTGCAATCTTAAGAGACTATTACCTTAAGTACTTTTACACAGACACTATGGAAATTGATACCATAGGATATGCTGTTGTAAGTGATACTATTTCTCGTAATACTATTATATCTAGAGATTTTAAATCTAACATTTTAATTCCTACAATTACACTTAAAAAAACAGTTTATATAAACGAAAACGAATGGTATTGGGGTTTAGGAATACAAGGAACTGCCTCTCAATTAAATTATTTAGGAGGTCAATTGTTATATAAAACTAAAAAGAAAAATGCATATGGTTTTGGTATAGGGGTAAATCAAGAATTTAACCCTGTTTTCTCCGGAACCTTGTATTGGAGGTTAAATAAATGAGCCAAGATTTAAAGAAAATAATCCAACAGGAATATATCAAGTGTGCCAAAGATCCGGTACACTTTATGAGAAAGTACTGTTTTATTCAGCACCCACAACGTGGCCGAATCCCCTTTAATCTATACCCATTCCAAGAAAAAGTATTAAAACTATTCCAGGATAATCCTTATAATGTAATTTTAAAATCACGACAATTAGGTATTTCCACTTTGGGTGCCGGATATTCTTTATGGTTGATGTTATTCCATAAAGATAAAAACGTACTTTGTATAGCAACAAAGCAAGAAACGGCTAAAAATATGGTCACCAAGGTTAAATTTATGTATGAAAATTTACCTTCTTGGCTTAAAATAGACTACGAAGAAAACAACAAATTAACCCTTAGGTTAAATAATGGCTCTCAAATTAAAGCCACTTCAGCAAGTAGTGATGCTGGTAGATCAGAAGCAGTATCCTTACTATTGATCGATGAGGCTGCCTTTATTGAAAATATTGGCGAGATATGGGCCTCCGCTCAACAAACCTTAGCAACGGGAGGTGGAGCCATTGTATTATCTACCCCTTATGGTACAGGTAATTGGTTCCATAAAACGTGGGTTAAAGCCGAAAGTGGTGAAAATGACTTTTTACCTATTAAATTACCTTGGTATATCCACCCTGAACGAGATCAAGCTTGGAGAGATAGACAAGATGAATTGCTAGGTGACCCTAGAATGGCAGCACAAGAGTGTGATTGCGATTTCTCCACCTCAGGTGATATTGTATTTTATCCAGAATATATAGAATTTTATGAAAAAACTTACATTAAAGACCCACTTGAAAAACGAGGTGCTGACCAAAATCTATGGATTTGGGAGCCTGCCGATTATTCAAGAACCTATATGGTGGTTGCTGATGTTGCTCGTGGAGATGGGAAAGATTACTCTGCATTTCACATTATTGATATTGAAACAAACACTCAAGTTGCCGAATATAAAGGGCAAATAAGCACTAAAGAATTTGGACATCTTTTAGTAGGGATAGCTACAGAATATAATGAGGCCTTACTAGTGATAGAAAATGCTTCAATTGGTTGGGCTTCTATACAAACTGTAATAGATAGAGGATACAATAATTTGTATTATTCTCCCAAAAGCGAATCTGCTATAACCGATTCATACTTTGACAAGTATATGGATACCTCTAAAATGACCCCTGGTTTTACTATGTCATCTCGAGTTCGCCCTATGGTTATAGGAAAATTCCAAGAATACATTTCAGATAAAAGTGTTATAATCCAATCAAGTCGATTGATAGAGGAGATGAAAGTATTTATTTGGAAAAATGGACGTGCAGAAGCCCAACAAGGATACAATGATGACTTGATTATGTCATTTGGTATTTGTATGTTTATGCGTGACACGTCTTTTAGATTTAGTCAACAAAATCTAGACGCTAGTAGAGCAACTTTAAACAATATATCCTCTACTAGAACAGGATTTACAGGGGCATATAATACCAATAACCAAGTACAAAACCCCTATTTACAAGATATAAAAGGAAATAAAGAAGATATTAGCTGGCTTCTTTAAACATATTTATAACAATAAAACCATATTATGGCTGATACAGGATTATTTTCAAGATTGCAAAAATTATTTTCTACGGATGTAATTATCCGAAATGTAGGAGGCAATCAAGTAACAACCATAGATACAGATCGTATCCAAACATCAGGAGAATATGCTACAAACTCTCTGATGAGTAAATTACAAGGTATTTACCAAAACCCAGGTTCTACCTCCTTGTATGGTCAACAATTTAATATAAATTACCAATATTTAAGAACTCAATTATACAGTGATTATGATATTATGGATCAGGATGCTATTATAGCTTCTGCTTTAGATATTATTGCTGATGAATCTACTCTTAAAAATGATATGGGAGAAGTACTCCAAATCAAGAGTTCAGATGACAATATCCAAAAAATTCTTTATAATCTATTTTATGATGTTTTAAATATTGAATTTAACCTTTGGAGTTGGACTCGCCAAATGTGTAAGTATGGTGATTTCTTTTTAAAACTAGAAATCTCAGAAAAATTTGGGGTATTTAATGTTATCCCTTATGCTGCATACCACATCCAAAGACAAGAAAACTTTGATGTTGATAATCCAACTAAAGTAGTATTTAACTACAACCCAGATGGTTTCTTTGGAGGTAACTCTTCAGGATATTATAATACTCCAAATCAACAAAATCAAAACGTTGTTGAATTTGATAACTATGAGATAGCTCACTTTAGATTATTATCTGATATGAACTATCTTCCTTACGGCCGTTCATATTTGGAACCTGGCCGTAAATTATTCAAACAATATACAATGATGGAGGATGCTATGTTAATCCATAGAATTGCTCGTGCCCCAGAAAAACGTATTTTTTATATCAATGTAGGTTCTATTCCACCAAATGAGGTAGAAAACTTTATGCAAAAGACTATCTCAACTATGAAGCGTACCCCGCTTATAGATGAGCAAACAGGTGAATATAACTTAAAGTACAATATGCAGAACCTGATGGAAGACTTCTATATTCCTGTTAGAGGTAACGATCAGGCTACTAAAATTGATACCACTAAAGGTTTAGATTATGATGGTATTGAGGACGTAAAATATTTAAGAGAAAAATTATTTGCTGCCCTTAAGATCCCTAAAGCATTCTTAGGATACGATGAAAACTTACAAGGTAAAGCTACATTAGCCGCCGAAGATATTCGCTTTGGAAGAACAATTGACCGCATCCAACGTATCCTTCTTTCAGAATTATATAAAATTGCTTTAGTACACCTATATTCTCAAGGGTATAGAGATGAGCAAATGACTAATTTTGAATTAGATTTAACTACTCCTTCTATCATATATGATCAAGAAAAGATCGCGTTAATGAAGGAAAAAGTAGATTTGGCATCTACAATGCTAGAAAACAAAATGTTCCCTACAGATTGGGTTTATGAAAATGTTTTCCATTGTAGTGAAGATGAATATGAAGAATATAGAGATCTTATTATCCAAGATCAGAAACGTAAGTTCCGTCTACAACAAATCGAAACAGAAGGTAATGATCCGGTTTCAACAGGACGTTCGTATGGTACCCCACACGATTTAGCTTCTTTATATGGTAAAGGTAGAATGGAAACAGACCCAGGTAATGTACCTGAGGGTTATGATGAAAAAGTTCCTCTAGGAAGACCTCAAGAAAGGGTATCGGATATTAATACACAAGATAATGCATTTGGTCGAGATAGATTAGGTAGAAAAGATATGAAAGTAGACGATCAACCTGGTTTAAGAGAAAATGCAAAGATTTCGTACTCAAAAAATCGTTCTTTAATAGAAAGCATGCAAAAAGAAATGGTATTTGCTGAAGATAAAAGCAAAGAATCACTTCTAGATGAATCAAAAATTAAAGAGTAATAAATTCTTATATATTTATAATAAATCCTAGGAGGAATGAATATTAAACATTCGAAGTATAAAAATACGGGTATCCTTTTTGAATTACTTGTACGACAAGTAACAGCAGATACCCTAAACGAGGGTAATTCCCATGCATTATCTATCATACAAAAATATTTTGTAAAATCTGAATTATCTAAAGAGTATAGGCTATATGAACTTTTAGGTAAAAACACTTCTTTAACAGAAGGTAAGGCTACTATGATTTTACAAACTTTGTTACAAAATTCTAAGAAATTAAACCGCAGCACTTTACGAAGAGAAAAGTATAATCTTATCAATGAGATTAAAAAGCATTATAATTTAGATGAGTTTTTTAAAACTAAATTACCACATTATAAAACATATGCTGCGTTCTATACTCTTACAGAAATCGAAAATACGGAAGCTTTAGTAGACACTAACCAAATTGTAAACAACAAAGTAACTTTATTGGAACATTTGTCTTCTTCTAATATTAAAGAAGAAAGAGTAGAAGCTGAAGTGTTAAGAGATTTCCAATCATATGATAAAGATACCCGAATGCTTACCTACAGAATTTTAATGGAAAAATTCAATGGTAAGTATACTAATCTACACGACTCACAAAAAGAGGTATTAAGACAATACATTAATTCAGTTGATTCAACCCCAGTATTAAGAGAATTTTATAATACTGAAGTAGGAAAAATTAAGGCTCAATTAAACGAATTAAACAGTAATGTCAATGATAAAGCTATCCAAATCAAAATCAATGAAGTAATTTCTTTGATCAAAGAATTGGATAAAACCTCAAATATTACTTCTGAAAATATTGTAAACATTCTCCAGTATATTGAATTAGTAGAAGAGTTGAAAGTAGAACATGCGTAAAGTAGGAGATACAGAAAAATCAGGTGGAATTGTAACTACAATAACCAATATTGATCCGGAAACTGGTCAAATTACTTGGGATGTAGATTACGATGCTGATTATCTTAAACTCTTTAAAGACATCACAGATGCCTTCAATACTGCTAAACAAGTAGCTCAATCATCTCAAGAGCCTTTTTTCCAAGAATATTACAATGAATTACGTGAATTAAGAAACCAACTTAGGACTTATTTACGTAAAAATAAGGCTGAAGAATACGAGCGCATCAAAGGTATGAATGAGATGATGACCACAGGTGGTTCCGCTAATTTTACCGCTAATGTAGGAACAGGTGCCCAATATGCCACACCATTTGCGTTTAATAAAAATAAAAAAGCAAAGGGTACAGCATCAAATTATTACTATAAATTAGGGTATAAGCCTGTAGACAAAAAAAAACTACGAAAGCAAGCAAAAGGAATTGAAGTAAAACAATTATTCGAGAAATAAAATGTACAGATATAAATTAAATCTTAGAGAAAGAGATGAAGATAGAGTACAATTCCAAGAAGAACGAATTGCTGCTTTTGACCAAATTGAAAAACTTCTTAATAATCTTTACCCTTTACTAGACCAGGCTAAAGATGAAACTATTGCTCATTACCAAGAAAAACCCTCATCATATGAGGTAGTTATTGGTACAGATTTAATTATAGGATATATTAAGGATATAGAAACTCTATTAACTAGAGAAGAGGAATAATGGCTAATTTTAACGTATCAGTAACACAAGGAAATATATCTCAACCAGAAGGAATTGGGGCTGGGGTTTCTACTACTTATACAATCTCAAACCCATCAATAGGTTCTTCTTATTTTGTTTTACAAACTACTCCAAATTCAAATGGAGCTTACGATTCTAATTCTCCTAAAAACCTACAAGGAACTCTTTCAGGAGATAGTGGAATTACAAATATAGTAAGTGATGATTATAAAGCGGGTATAGTAGTAGCTCCTGGTGGAGGAGTTTTAACATTTGTTCCTACTAATGCTATTACTGCTACTACTTTAAGACTAAGAGGTATGGGAACCGGATACCTTTCTTTAGCCCAATCCATCTCAGGTTTCTTTTTTGTACAACGAGTAGAAGCCGATGGTGGAACAGTTGAAAACACCGCATGTGGGACTACTGAAGTTGAATATTTATTAAATAATCCTTAATATATGAGCTTTTTTGAAACTGCATCTTTAGTTTTAATATCTGATTTCGCTGCTGCCTCCGCTAGTGCTGTTAGCGGTAGTGGAACTAGTACAGGTAAAGCTTATAGTATTAAACCCACAGACGGAAGTGGAGATTTTGACTTTGAAAGAGGATCCGATATTACAGCTACTCGTGTAAACCCCAGTGGTTTAATCGAGAAGGGTAGAGGAAATTTTTTATTACAATCAAATAACTTTGATACTACTTGGGTAAAATCTAGTGTTAATTTAACAGGGAGTCAAAGCGGATACGATGGATCAAATGATGCTTGGATTTTACGAAAAACAGGTACAACTGGAGCTATTTCCCAAGAAGTAGCTTCTTTAACAAACCTTCAAACTTTTTCAATATATGCTAAACCTGGGGATTTAAATTGGATAAGAATAATTAGAGCAGGGAAATCTATTTATGTTGATTTAGAAAACCAAGTTACTGGATCTGTAGGTGGTGGGGTGATTGATGTAAAAGTTATCCCAATAAATGAATGGTCAAGAATTTCTTTAACAATAAATGAAACATCCATAAACACAGTAATCTACCCAGCCGATGGAGATGATGATATAAGTGGTACTAGTGGTTTTATTTATATCCAAGATGCTCAATTAGAACCAGGTCTAGTAGCAACAGACTATATAGAAACAACTACAGCACCTTTAAGAGCAGGTCTATTAGAGGATGAACCAAGATTTGACTATCATAATAGTGCTTCTGCTACACCTAACACTTGCCCATC